CTCCATCAGCAATTATAGTCAAGTTTTGTTGATACGAAGTAATTATAGTAGCCTCCCTATAAGTGCCAGAACTTATAATAATGTACAAATTATTAGCAATATTTAACGCTTTAGTGAGGGTTTTGTAAGGGGACTCTCTACTGCCATTACCTGTAATATCATTCCCAAACAGAGCCACATAAACAGCGTTTGAAGGCCTTATATTATCAGCACTTGTGTTTATAACTATACCATATTTATTAATTACCCCGGGCCTATATGCCCAATTATATGTTGCACTCATTTTAAATGTCTCTACAGGTTAATATTATGTTACAGCTTGCATTAAAAAGGTCAGAATAATTATAAGTAACAAACACCCGGTCGCCAGCTGTGTAAGCGAATGGGTAAGTTTGCGCACCAGATGGGTAAGTACCAGCAAGGCCTATTTTAAGCTTAGCATTTGTAGCGCCAGCAATAGTTGTACTAAGCACGTTGCCAGAATTTTTCATTAGGAAAGAAACCTCGTTAACACCTACCGGTGCTATTTGCCTATCTGTATTTTTCTTTTCATCCAGTATTAGGGCAATGGTTTTAAGTGCAGTCATGGCTCGCTGGTCGTCGGTGCGCGTAAGTGACTCGGCAATTGTTGCCAGTTCTACTATGCCGCGTGTACTTTCAGTAGCATCGGGGGTAGCTCCACTACCCGAACTTAATACCCAGGTACCATCATTATTATCCCAGAGATACATTTTAGTATCTTCACCAATACCTTCGTCAACAAACGCATAATCACCAATTACCCCTGTTGGGTTGGCGATTGTTAAAGCGATAAAACTGGTGTAATTACCTTTAAAATGCTCAGACAAGTTAGCCAGCTTATTTTTTTCAGCAGTGGTGTAATTCTCTTGGCTCAAATCGTAACCAGTAATTTTATCTACTTTATTATCCAATGAGGCAGATAAGGCGGTATTATCTTCAGGTTGGCCAGTTATAATTGAAAATTGATTATCTATCCATTCAGTATTATAGGCATCACTATTATGCTTGCTAAGTATTTGCCCGGTAGTGCCACCTGTTGATACACCTTGTCCGGTATCCCCATCCGCACCTTTTTCACCTTCCGACCCCGTTTCCCCCTGCTCTCCTTGCAACCCAACTATCGATACACCATCACCCCATGCTTCATCAGTTTTTGGACCAAATAATTGTAATGTATTTGTATTAAGATAGAAATCGCCATTAGTGCCCGTAGCAGAGTTTGAAGGGTTGGATGTGCCACTTAATATGGTTTTGCCAGCAGATCCGGTTGCACCGGTGTCTCCCTTCTCACCTTTTGATCCCTGTGGGCCTGTTTGCATGGAGAATACCTGTTGCCAGGTGTTAACCGATTTTTTGTAGAATATGCCTGTGTCAATATTGATATAGGTGTCGTTATTACTACCTATTCCTGTTCCGGGTATGCCCGAGCCATATAGTACGGATCCGTCTTTCTCACTATTGGGCGATGGTAAAGCATATTTAACTACCCATGTACCTGATGTTTTTTGGGTGAAGGAACCGACCGAAGTATTTATAAAAAGGTCGCCATTTTTGCCGGTGTTGTTTTGCGGCATTACAGAGCCAAAAGAAATTGCAACACCGCTATTGATTCCCGAATTAATAAATTCAAGCAGGGCTGTAAAATCAAATTGGTAATCTACACCATTGTGCACCAATATTGAAACATCGGTGGCGCTAACGGCTGATATTACAGGTAATTCATTTATTTTTTTATCTGCTGCCATTAGTTTAAAAATTCTGTAATTAGTTGGTTTGTGCTAAAATTGTCTGCCGGATAATTAAAGTCTGTTTTATCAATTGCACGTATGCGCGGGCCCGACTGTCTGCTGCTTTTATTTTTTTGATTGTAATGCCATGCAGGGAAGCTTTCCTGGTGATCAATTAAAAAACGCTCAGTTTCGTTAGCGTAGGCATTGGCGGTACTACGTTGCTGTTGAACCAGTTTGGTAATATCTTTAAGTGGTAAAGCATCGGCGTTATCATAACGTTTGGTAACCGGGCCGGTTGCTGTATAATGTATAGCATCGGCTTCAATAAACCGTGCGAAGGTGAAATAGGCCAGCACCGGTTGTAATCCCTGGTATAAAACAATGTGGCCATGTTCGTCAAGATATTCGCTGCCGTTTAGCAGATCTTTGTAGTGTTGTGGCGCTTCGTCCTTTATAGAACCATCGGTGTTAATGTTCTTAATCAGATCGTAGTATAATGCATAACTTAAAAAAGGTTTAAGATCTAATTCTTGTGCTTTGCGAATAAAAACATTTACGCGGTCGGGTTTTATGTTTGCCGCGATGTCCTCATATCGCTGTAAGGTTGCGGGTGTTATTAAATAGGTTGTGTCCATTTGTGTTTTGATTGGGTGAATGATTGATTAAGTGAGCAGAATAATGGTGTTGAATGGGATAAAGGATCAAATCATTCAACCATATCAATTACACACTTTGGTTTACCATCGCTTCTGCTTCGGTTTGCTTAAAACCATAGGCATAAATAAGGGCGGCTATTTTACTTTCGTCAGGTATGGTGGCTTGTAAAAGCTGATTAATGTTGGCACCAGCTTTTATACCGATCGCATCGTCTGCAACTGTGGCCGGTACCGGAATAATATTCCAGTTGGCAGTAGGGTTGATGTTGCTGCAATAATGACTAAACAGCTCTTCGAATGTTTCGCTTAGTTCCTGTCTGTCGGCTGCAGTATTATCATTAAACTCGCGAATCGCCTCTTTCTTTTCACCACCATTACTTAAGCCGGATGATTTTTCGGCATTGACCAATTCCTTGGGTACAGAAAATCCTTTGATGATTCGAGCCTCTACCGATCTCTCAGTTGTTTCAAAAAGCTTATCGTTGTTTTGGATAGCATAAGGCTGAAACTCGGGCTTAGCGCTTTCATCTTCATATTCGATCACAATTATTTTTTGCGCGCTTTTTGCACCCTGGAATGTTCCCAGATCTTTTTCTAATTGCGATGGTACGTTCGAATTACCTGTATCGGAGCTATTATCTGCCTCTTCGCGGCGCGATTGCATAAACAGCATAGTAGACGGGAGAAAGCCGGTTGTTACTTCACGATTGTTGAATATTTTGATCCCTGCCTCAGTTTCAAAATCTTCCCAAACAGAATCAGCTTCTATCAACGGATAATCGCAAACCTCGGGGTTAAAATAAAACAATTGCCCCTTGTATTTATCCCAGTCACCGGCAGCTTTAACTTGCTGTTTAATCACAGTTTCATCCGGGTTATATTTATCCAGGAAAGTGATCTTGCTACGCATGATGTTCTTCCAGGTTTTGCGCCCCCAATCGTTGTAAATGGCAAACTTGTCGGCAGTTTCTGCATTGTCAGAATCACCCATACGGATGTCCTCAAACTTTACGTAGTTTACAGATGCTATTTTAAAGTTGGCGTTATAGTTTACATGGATGCCAAACCCGCGAAATAATGCTTTATCTGTGGCAATTGCCTTTAACAACTTGGCAATAGTTAGTCCTTTGCTGTTAATGATCTGTTTGCCAAGCGATGCTTCTTCAAAACCATTACCGGCAATAAACTTAGTCCGCTTGTTCCAGCAATCTTTAGCGGTAGGGGATTGGCCAACCAGTTCCAACATACGTTGCGGATAGGCATTATCCGTGTCGTAATTTAGTATGCCGAAGGTTTGATTGGGCCTTACCAGTATCCGCCTCTCAATTTGTGGTAAGTAGGTTTTCATGTAATTGTTTAATTATTGATTTAGTGAATTATTGATGGGCGCTCCCTGGATCCGCCTGGCCCTTCTTTTTCGCGGCTTTTCATCTTTCGGACTTTCCGACTTCTCGTCTTCCGGACTTTCAATAAACAACCCCGCTATGTGTGGATACCTTTGCAGGTACCATTCAGCTTGTTCGTCAGTAAGGTTATCGTTACTGTGTATCGCAGCCGAGCCCGGGGCAAACTGGTGCTTGCCTGGTTTTAAAATGTATTTTTTCATAGCCCCTCCTAAATCCTCCCCGGTAGGGAGGCCTTTGTAATTAAATTGTGATTTAATTCTCCCCTACCGGGGGAGATAAAGAGGGGGCTTAAACTACCAATGCTTCCAATGCGGCAATTGTGCTGGCATAAGTAGCAGTACCGGTTTCTGGCGCTATAGATACAGCGCGAGGTGGATACGGCTCTTTCAATTTATCCGGATTGGTTAATTTGATCTTGTAGCCGCCGTCTAAAGTTTCATCAGCTGCATTGCGTTCGGCTTCGGTAACTATTAAACCGTTTACCGCGCCAAATAATTCAATGGCCGAGTCGCTGTCTTTATAGTTGTTAACAGCAATTGCACGTACACGGCCATAGCCCATAGCCATTAGTTGCGCTTTAATATCTACCGATAAACCGGCGATATTAAAATCTATTTCCTCGGTATAACGTGGGCCAACCTGTGTTTTTGCCAGCTTGCTCGTAGTATTGAAACTGTTGTTGGTACCCTCAAATTTGTAAACTTTTGCAGTGCTTACTGCTGTAAGGCCTGTTACGATCAGCGGGTTAGCCACATCATAGGTAAGCGTAATATCATCCTGGTTAAATATGTAAACTACGTCTTCGATACCCGAAGTAATAGGCTCGCCTGCGCCCAGGCTAAACCCTGCATTTATTTTATTGTAAATTGACATGTGTTATTTAATTATTGATTTATTGAATTAGTGATTTAGTGAATAATTAAGAGCGTGATTGACGGTAGTGTTATTCACTAAATCAGTCAATCACTAACTCACTAATTGCTACTACGCGCTTAGGTAAAACAGCTCGTTAGCAAATTTGTAGTTTACGGCAGCTTTCATACGGGCTTTCATGCGCACTACGTTATCGTTGGTGTAAGGCTTCATGTAAACGGTTGATAGCTCTGATGCATCGCCTAAAAGATCTACCCCCAGGAACAGATTTGATGAACGTGCACCCAAAATGGTATTGGCCTGCCAGTGGTTCATCAGTTGTAACGGTACGCCCAGGTAATCCATTTTTTTAGGATCGGTAAAGGCATTTAATACGTTAACTGCTTTATCTGCCTGGGCTTGTGCATAAGCGTAGCCCACGTGTAACGGTATCTGCAGGTTAAAATCTTCCTGACTGCGATCTGCTGGGTCAAGTTGGGCGTAAATGCCGGTTAATACGCCTAATACATTGCTTGCATTTATGTAGCTAACTGTTGCTGCTGTTGATGTTCCGCTGAATGTAGCTGCTTTGCGGGTATTTACTTCGTTATAATTGCGCACCAGTTTAAATGTGGTTGAACTGGCAACTTGTATGAAGTATGATTGCCCCTGTACATCTATGCCTGCGCCGCCATTTGTAGTGTCTTTACTTGTGCCGGTTACTGCAGTGATGGTTACAACATCACCATCTTTTAAAGTAGCGGTACTGCTAATAGTTACTATGCCCGATGCATTTATCGCGGTAGCAGCCATAGATGTTTCTGATTTGCCTAAGCCTACTTTGTAAACGCCGCTTGCCGCAGCAATAGTTGGCAATAAACCAGTGAATGGTGCTGTAAATGCAGCCTCTTTAGTAGAGCCTTTACCCAGCCAGTATAAACGCTCGTTAGCTATTTGTATTTTGGTTAAGTAACGCTGCACCATAAAGTCAGATAGATCAACCACGCCTTCATAATCAAGGAATGCACCTGGTTTAAGTTGTTGGCTTTCCCATGATTGTACCAGTTTATCC